CTCTGCATCCCGCGCCAGATCCAGCCGTTTGCGCAGTTTGACCTGCGGCACCAGCAGGAAGATCGGCACGGTGGCGACGCCGCGTCCGGTTTTCGATTTCGATGCCACGGCCCGGCCTTTTGAATTCAACCGCCCCTCTGCCACCAGCAGGCTTGGCCCGCGACGGCGGTAGATGAACCGCAGACGCAGGCCAGTGCGGCGTTCCCATTCGCCGGGAGTGATCCGGCCGCCCTTCGTGCTTTTCCCTGCGGCCGGGGTGGGGATGGCCAGCCAAAAGCCATCCTTTGACCGGATCAGCGGGCCGGTATCATGCGCGCCTATGATCACCGGCGCATTGGACCAGACCAGCGCCGCCGCGTTCAGGCTGTCGCCTGATTTCGGGAAGCTGGCGAGGCGGATGCTGTTGCCCAGCCGGGTGCCAAGCCCCGCACCGGTAATTTGGCCGCGCCAAGCGGATTTCAGGGAGGTGCCAGCTTCGCGCATAGCGGCGGACACGGCCTTTTCCCCGGCGGCGATTTCGGCCTGCATCAGGGCGACGAGATTGGGGTCGAAAGCAATCTTCAGCTTCATGATGGGCGCAGGTCCAGTGACCAGATCAGGCGCTCGCGGTCGCGCACCGGCTCGCCTTGGATGGTGAAGCTGTCGATCCCGATAACGATGAGATCGCCGGGACTGGGGTCGGGCAAGTCGGACACGCGGACGTCCACTATCATGGTGTCGCTGACAAAGCGGGCCGCCCCGAACTCGGTGATGCGGTCCGGGGCGCGGCGGATGACGCGGATGGGGCGTTCCTCGGACGTTGTGGTGGAAATCCAGACAGCGGCCGCCGCCATGGACGGGTTGGCATATATCCGGTCCATGGCGGTGGCGAAGACGTTCATGGCCGGTCAGTTCGAGGTGTGGATGCGGATCGCGATGCGCGGCCGCTTGTTGACCGGCAGGATCGATGCTTCCGTCATCAGGTCGATCCAGCGGCCCTTTTCGTCGAGGTGCTGGCGGGCGTAGAGCGGAAGGCCCATGGTGTTTGCCGCCTCGAGCAGGTTGGCCGGGCCGCCGTAGGTGGTGAAGGTGTCCATCGTGCCCAAAGGGAAGGCGATGCCCTCGCTGGCGGGAACCAGCCGTTCGGTCACCTTGGTCGAGAGAGTGACCGTGCCCGCATATTCCTCGAACACGATGCCCGCGAAGGGGAAGTTGCGGCGGACATCCTGGCGCAGGGGCTGCGCGCCGGTGGCGGCGTAGAACTTGTAGGCTTCTTCGGTTTTGGGGTGCGCGATCAGCTTGTCGAAGAATTCCCGGCTGACGAGTGCATGCACGTCAGTCATGCTTTCGCCGAGGAGGTTGTCTTCGATTGCCCGAAGAACCTCGCGGACCTTGCTTTGGACGAGGGTCCCCGCCGTGCCCAGCAGAAAATCCACCGAGATTTGTGCCAGCCCGAACTCGGTGAAGTAGTTGTAGAGGGTGGTGCCCGCCCCGTCCTTCACGATCCCGCGGAGCGCGTTCATCTCCATGTATTCGCGGGTCTGGGCGTGCTTGCGGCGCATCAGCTGCAGTTTGCGGTTCATCACCTCGACCAGCGGGTCGGCGCCGTCAAAGACGCCCAGCGCGGGCTGGCCCTGAATGTCGCCCGGCAGGATGACGTCATCATGCGGGATCCACGGCAGGGCAAAGGACCGCATCGACCGCCCCTCGCGGGTGCCGACGGTCGCGGGGCCACCCAGAGGCACCGAAGGCAGCAGGTTCAGTACGCCCTCGTATTGCTCGATGATGACAGAGCGTTGGGTGACGCCTTCAAAGCGGAACAGGCCGATCTGGCCAAGGCGGGTGTAGAGGTTGGGCAGGATGTTGATGGCCTGCGTCATCTCGGCCAGCGAATAGCCACCAGCGTCAAAGGGATTGCGGACAAGGGTCATGGGGTGCTCCGGGGATGTAAGGGAAGGGATGCCGAGGTCGCGCGTCAGACGCCGTCGCGGGCGATGATGCCGACGGCGGCCAACTGCGCGATCTTGGCGGTGATCTTGGCCGCGTCGTTCACAGTGCCCTCGTAGGCAAGGCCTGCGCGCGACACGATGGAGGGGCCACGAGCGACGACGATACCGGTGGCGTCGGCCAACGTGGCATTCACCGGATACAGAAGGACCGCGACGGCCACTTGTGCGCCATCAGCCCCGGTTGCGGCAGACAATGTGTATTTGCCGCTGGCGGTGATCCGGCCAAGGACGGCACCGGAGGGATAGGACGTGCCGATCAGCAGGGTGATCACCTCGCGAGTGTAGTTCGGGTTGACCTCATATTTGAGGACATCGCCCATGCTGGGCGGTTCCGTCAGGACGGGCATTGGTCAGTCTCCAAGTTCTGGGGAAGGTGAGAGTGGCGCTGGTTCAGCGCTTGGCGTCGGTCGCAGCCTTCCTGGCTGCAGCGATGATCGGGCTGTCTTTAGCAGTAGCTGCCGCCGGGGCAGTCGCGATGATGCCTGCTGCGTCGCTGCGGGCGGCGAGATCGGCCAGCACGCGGGCGCGCAGGGCTTCGGGCTTCAGCCCCTTGGTGACCGCGTCGGCCGCGTCGATGGTCACGCCGAGCCGGGCGGCCTGCGCGCAGACTTGCGCCACCTCGGCGGCCTCGGCGCGCACGGCGTCGGCGGTCATGGTGGTGGTGACGAGCGCTGCCGCTTTCACCAGCGGTTCGGGCGTGGCGGGTGCGACCGCGACGGCAGGCATTGCCGTAGGAGGAGCGGCAACTGGTGCCGGGGTCGGGGTTTCTGTGGGCGTGGTGGTCATTTGTGGACCCTTTCTGCTGGGGGAAGTGGCGCCGCGAGGTGCGGCAGCGAAAGCGTGGAAAGCTGTAACGGGATCGGCGAGATCATCGGCCAGACCGGCGGCGACGGCCTCGGTCCCACGGAAGACCGCAGCTTCGGTGGCCAGCGCGGCTGCATGGGTCAACCGATCACCGCGACCGGCAGCGACGGTTTCCGCGAAGAGGAAGCGCACAATCTCCAGCTCGCGCTGCATCTGGTCGTGCACAGCTTCGGGCAGGGGCTGGTATGGGTTGGCATCAACCTTGTGCGCCCCGGCGTGGATCAGCGTGACGGCGATCCCCTTCTGATCAAGGGCCCCGCTCATATCAGTGTGCAGCGCCACCACCCCGATGCTGCCGACAGCGCCGGTGCGGGGCAGGATGATGCGGTCGGCCTGGGAGGCCAGGACGTAGCCAGCCGACAGCGCATGTTCGGCGACAAAGGCATGGATGGGCTTCTGCGCCCGGGCGGCCCGAATGCGATCTGCAAGATCGAAAGCACCGGCGACCTCGCCACCGAAGCTGTCGATGTCGAGCGCAATGCCGCGCACGCCGGGATCGGCCAGCGCCGCCTGCAGTTGGGCCGCAATGCCCTCGTAGGAGGTCAGGCCCGAGGATTGCCCGATCCACGCGCCACGGTGCACGAGTGTGCCCGCGATTTCGATCACCGCGATGCCATTCACCATGGCAAATGGCTGGGTGCCGTTCCGCTGATGGCGCTGGGCGAGATCATTTCCGAACAGCGAGGCGTGGGCGGGCAGTGTTGCCGATGCTTGATCCGCGGTGTCTACCTCCAGCCCCTGGAAGGTGATTTCCTGCCCGGTGATGCGCGGGCCCAGCCCTGACAGGAAGGCCAGCGCCTTGGCCGGGTCGACCAACAGCGGAGTGTTGAACGCGCGCTGGGCGATCTGGGCGTGGTGCATCATGCGCCCTCCTTGGGCTCGGGTTTCTCGTCGCCGGTGTCGTCGGCCTCGTCGTCTTTGGCGCCGTCTTGATCAGCGTCTTTCGCCGCACCTTCGCCCGGCGCCTGCGCCGGGGATCCCGGCCGCCGGAAGTCGAGGCCCAGCGCCAATTCGCGTTTTCGCTCGGCGGCAATTTCGCGGTCGACCTGTTCGGCGTCATAGCCGCGCTCCGCCAGCGCCTGCGTGCGGGATTTCAGGCCCGCTTCGATCTGCAGGATCTCGGCCGAGGCGTCTTTCATCGGGTCGATCCAATCCCATTTGGTCGGCAACCAGGCGCAGGCCTGATATTGCCGCCGCTGGCTGTCATAGCCCGGCAAGTCGACGGCACCCGACAGCACAGCTGTGTCCATCCAGCGGATCCATACGGCGCGGCAGAGTTGATAGACCAACACGCCATGCTGCCAGGCCGAGATGCGGCGGCGGAATTCGATGAGGCTGATCCGCGTGTTGGAGAAGTTTCCCTTGGCCGTGTCGCCAGTCAGATAGCCATAGGGCACGCCCAGCGCGGCCGCGATT